ACCCAGCCGCACCAGGTATCAGACCAAGCATAAACCCAAGATAACCCTCCTGAGCACGCCTATCAATGAATCCAGCCACCCCATCAGGAACACTCTTATCATACACCATCTTGGCTGTTATTTCCTGCCAAGCCCCCTGAGACATCTCCTCAAGTGCTTCCTGGGCTGAAGTCTTGATAACATTCCAGGTAGCACCCCCCAATCCCTTACCAGCTACCTTCTGGACTGTACGGTTCAACAGGGCATTATATGACCCTTTGCCAATTCTAAGTATTCCTTCCAACTGCATCTTCTCAAGTGCAGCCGATACAGAACCATATATGGCATAGGCTACGGCAGCATCATCTTCAGATGCCCCATCCTGAATGGCCTGGTCATAAGCCTGTTGGCCTTCTGCTACATACATCAGACCTGTTGCAAGTTGAGGTTGACCAGCCAATGTGAGAATACCGGCATTGGCCAGAACTGGCAAGGACTCGGCAATAGCTATGCCCAACTTATCAGGACTGGTAAGCAGGTCAACGAAATTCTTGGGTGGGTCGGATTCCCATTCAGGGTGGTTCTGCTCGATTATCTTACGACCAACTTCATGTAACTCGGCTGGCTTGTTCAACCATTTGGCCACTTTATCAAAGGCTTGTTCTGAATCTGCCATCTGATTACGAAGCACGGCTTGGCGTTCTGGATCAGTTTCTTTGAGTACAGCATTGGCCATATCAGCCTGCCGAACAAGACCATACTGTTTCACAGCCATTGCAGGGGCACGTAGAATGGCCTGACCAACGGCCATCTCACCTCTGGCAACCGCACCCATAGCTCGTTCTCCGAATGATGCACGGGTTATTGGGGCTTGTTCCCAAGCTGGTCTTTTTTCTGGTTCTACTATTGGAGCTTCTTCCCACTTTGCCATATTATGGTTTTGTCCTTATATCGCCATTAGGATCAACGAATCTATCTCCACTCTGAAGTTTATCATAATCTTCATCTGTTGATACAGTCGGGAGTTTATTTTCAAGAGCTTGTCGTTTTTTGTTCATCCAACGGCGTGTTAGGTGGCCACCTATAGGAGTTGCACCAGCAAGACCAATACCTATTTTTGTACCAAGTGAAATCTTGGGTTTCTGTTTCTGCAACGCATCAGCCATTGGAGATATAGGTTGGGTTTTAGCAACCCCGAACTGGTTCATAAATGCTCGATTTACTTTAGAATCAGGAGAGAAAGCTGCAATCATACGGGGATCGCCTGTTTTGGGGTCGAGTAGTTTTTCTATCAACTCTGCTGTACGTTCATCTTGCTGCATACTTTGTATAAATGCCTGATTGAAACCTGGTATCTTGGCAGCGTTTCTTGGGTCATTCAGATTGGCAATATTCCGCTCAGTAAAATATCGCTTAATCATTTTTTCAGGGATAGCCTTTTTAGTATCCCACCTGAATAGTTTCTTACCCTCTGGATACCCAAGCATCCCCTTTCTTAGTGTATCAAATCGTTCAACCAATGCTTCCATACCAGATGGTGACACCCCTGTAGCCAATGGGGTTGGTTGTTTCTCAGGTTTGGGGAACATAGCTTCGACCGTTCCTTGGGGAACCACCAACTGCATCATGGCCTTCTGCCCGTTGATAGGGTCAATCTGGCCGGATGCCACACCTTGTTTTATGGTGTCAAGTTGTAATCTTGTTGAGGCTACCTTAGCTTTACTATTATCATATTCTTCCTGCATCTGGGCTAAAATTTTATTGAAAGCATCCGGGGCTAATTTATAACCCTTTAGGGTTTCTACCCTGTTTTTGAAATTATTTTTGAGTTCTCCCAAATTCTTATCAATAATTTTATAAGGGTCAACTTGTGGGGCTGTAACTGGTGCAGTTGGTGTAGTCGGTTGGGACTGACTCTGCCATTGGCCTGTCTCTGTAATAGGTTGGCCCCAATTGGGTTTGTATTCTATTGTACCTTGTTTTCCATAATCAAAGGTTCGGTTTATTTTCGGTTGTATTGGCATTATTTGCTCCTATTATATGCTACCCCAATAACCTGTATTAGTTGTCATTATTCCTGTTGCTTCCTCTGCACCATATTCAGTAGAAGGTGGTGTGAAATTAGATGTCCAACGGGCAATACCTTTTGACAACCTTAATTCATCTATCCAACCGTCAAAAGGTTCTATTGAACCATCAGCATAACGAGCACCTACAATTAATGGTACGGAATTGGTATAAGCTGTTCCATCTATAGTGGGCTGTGCTGAATAAGTGCATTCCGTGCCATCAACAAAGAATTGAACCTTATTTGAAGTTCGATTAATTACCATCGCAACATGGTACCAGGTTCCAGTAGATAGGGCTTGGTTGCTTGCGATTGTTGTGAAGATAGTGGGGCCAGCAGTTTTTGAAATACGGCAGGATAAATAGTTGCTTGCATTAATGTAGAAATTCAATTGATAGTATGTGGTAGCACTATTCTTACCAACAATAGATTGAACTTTGCCGTTAGCGTTAAGCCTCACACGGCAATCAACAGTATAATCACTTGCACCCCTATCCCAATCTGCATGATCTACGAATGTTACACAATCTCCAGTCCCATCAAAAAGTCCCGAACCTGTACCAAAGACTTTTTGGGCGGTATCTATTTGGGCATCATTTACAGGAGTATCAGCGTGCCCCGTGACCCCATCGTCCGTAAAATTAGTAGAAGCATCTGCACCATTGCAATGCAATAGAAGTTTTGTATATGAATCAACTGCCACAATATTCTCCTTATGGGGCTATATAATAGCTCACCGTTATAGAATGATTACCTGATATTGTTGATGTAATTCCCAGGTTTTTATTCGCAGTTAATTTAATAGGTGTCCTCAATGGAATAACTGCTCCACCATTAGCTGCAAAATACATCAACTCCAGTTTATCAGCAGCAGCAGCCGTATCTTCTACTAATTTAATAGAACCTGCTGTATCTGTACTAAGTATAATATCCGTAATATACAGACTCAATCCTGCACCAGGTGTGGCTACAACTTGTGTGTCGGTTTGTGCAGCAGCATAATTAGCAGTAGCACTTCCAAAACAAGGATGTACAGTTTCAACACATTGTCGACCATACAAATCTGTTATGAAATCTGCCCTATCTGCTTCTGTAACAGCAGTACCAGGAGCAGTCCCATCCATATTAACTGCTCGACCACCAACTTTAACAGGATTACCAGAATCATTGCCACTATTAGCAACGTCACCTGCTGTTACAGTAGTACATTTAAGGTCAGCAGCAATATCTTGTATTACTTCTAAACCTGCTGTTCCTGTTGTATCAACAGTAATAGAAGAAGCGTTATCATCTATACTTACTAATCCTGTACTATCATTAGCAATAGTTACTCTTAATGCTGCTGCTTCTGTTCCACCACCTGTTGCATCTAATGGAGCAGGTACAGTTACTATGTCAACATTACCAATATTGTTGTCACCAGCTACAATACTTTCACCAAACTTAATATCACCAATATATGTACCATCGGTAATGTCACTTGATGGGCATACACGAATTGCGTTAGCTTTAACACCTATATCAGCAACACCAACAGGAGTTCCAGAGTCTAATGTACCGGTCACTAATTTAACTAATTGTGTTTTACCAGCCCCAAGTGTTGCATGTGTATATTCATCTGCATGTACTGTTGTCCCAGTTCCAGCAGTAATCACTACATTGTCAGCCATAATTTACTCCTTATGCGTATGTTAAAGTTAATAACAACCCTAACGGATTTCCTGGTATAGGAGAAGCGTCTATACCGTCTGTATTTATATACCACATTATACCATCCACCCTAAAATATAGTCGGGCTTCCCCACTAACCATAGCTACCCCAATATAACCATCACTCTCTATAGTAGGGGCAGTAGTACCATTATCAGTCACCAACACTTTACCAGCACTTGCATCTATTGTTCCAGTAGTTGTCATGCCAGCAAACGTTGGGTTTGCGTCTGTATTCACGTCTTGGTGAACATCAGCAAAACTATCATGGCTTAAGGCGTAGATATTGGATGGTGCTGATAGTGTAAGGTCTGCAAACTCAGGAGAACTCCCTGTCCCCAAGTCCTGACCTATCACTCGACTTGCAAGGTCATTTATGATAAACTCAAGATTGAGCCAGTCATGTGCAACTAAACTATATTGTTGAACAGTCATTTATTAATATCTTGGTGTGTTATATGGATTAGTATAGCCTGACGCAGTTGCTTTCTTCTGGGAAGCCAACCGAGCATTGGCATTAACCACATTCATAGCCTGTTGTGCAGCCAGAGCGTTCTGTCCACCCAAATAGGACAAAAATGGAGCAGTCACCGGGTCTTGTGTAGTAGCCAATGTCTGAGCACGTTGGCCACGCAGACCAGCAAGACTTTGTAATGCCTGTGCTAAAAACTGAGTACGGGTGTCCTCTACACCTTTAAGACCAGTGGCTAAATCTCGTTTAACCCTTAGTCCTGTTCCTGTTGCAAGTGACCCGCTACTCATACCGGATGCTACCTGACTGGACAATGCTTCGGCCTGGGCTTGCCTGGCTTGTTCCTGCAACAGTTCAGCCTGACCCTGACCATACCCACCACCAGGTTGGAACATCTGTACGTTTTGTTGCAAGGGTTGTTCAGCTTGGCCATACATATTTTGTGCTTGTCTTTGAGTACCTAACCACCTTGATAAGGCTGTTTGGGCTACATTTGCACCATAACCTTTCGATGGATCATAATTAAACCTAAAAGCCATTATTTACTCCTTCCAGACTCTTGTATATCTGCATCTATTTTTTCCATACTCCAAGTCGAATCTACCGTAGTGTTGGACAATTTTATTCCTATTGCCCCATCCTCTACATGCTGTCTAATAGATGGGAGCAATTTATCAGTTGTGAATGTTTTCGATACTTTAGGTGATTCATTATCAGTGACATTCTTTGCTAACTTCTGAGCAGTTACACCAGAATAAACAGAAGCCGTAATAGAATCAGTATCTATACCTGTTTTGATAGACAGTTCATCTAAACTCACCTTGGTTCTTGTACCCTGTCCGGCAATTGGCCCAATCAAAACTTCACTCTGTATGGCCACACTACCATCATCGGATTTTTCAGACTCATCCCACTTTCTAATATAACCGTCATTACATCCAGCCAACAGAGTTCGTTCGGATTTAATTCTGGCATCGAAATAATACAAATAAGTGGGGATATGGTTTTCTGCATATTCTTCGGGGAACAAACCACCTGTTCGCAAGTCCAACCAAAAGATGGCACTCCATTCCCCATCGTTCTGACTGACTGAAACTTCTATACCATACCTGTCCTTATCATAAGCCATTGTCACTCTGTCGGTTCGTCTATTAAGTCCCATGTTGGAAATCAGTTTGGGTAGATGTTCTTTGGTAAGGTTCGTAGGTGGTTGGCCTTCTATTATGGCAGCAGCCGTAAGTCCATATATCCCGTCACTACCAACCCAATATAGATTATTTTTATCATCCCAACAGTAGGATTCGTGGCTAAATATACCAGTGGTATCTGATAACGTAGTAAAGAACCCACCCTTGGCCGGGTCTGCACGCATTACGAACATATTGTTGAGGCAGCCAAATACCATAGTGTTGCCTTTATATGGTATCATAGCTATAATCTGATCACCGACCAACCCTGCTTTGGTGGTTGCCTGACTGTTCTGAGCCGAGGCCACATCATCCACAACAAGGAGAAGGTCGAGGGGGTCATTGATTCGTGTAGCAAACCATTGGTGAGGATTTAATATGCTGTTCATAAAAATCCTGCCCCAACACAAGGCCATGATATTAGAACCCCTTTCAGGAAATGTACCATCTGTAAGTGTCCAGTTCAACCAATGTGGGGGTGCAACGATGTTACCACTTGCAGCAGGTGTTACTGTAGCCCCAGAATCAGCCCCAGTTATGGTTTGGGAAGCTACGAACTCAGTCGTAGTTGTTCTGTATATCAAACTCCATGCCGTTGCCCCACTACCCACGTTCTCATCGAAAATACCAGTTGCCCCGGACACGGCCTGTGTCACCACTTCACCTTTGGTGAATGTGCCTGTGACTGTACCGACTATACGGGTGTTGAGAAAATCAAGTTTGTGATAACCACTATCAGCCTTGGTTGCTGAGTATGCCCGCCCGTCTGCAAAATAGCACTTCTGATACGCAGGTTGTACTGCTACTTGGCCGGAGGTATCCAAATCTCCTGCTGTGAACCCATGTGAAGCAGAAAGTTGTGTCAAACTACTCATTGTGTACCTTTATGTATTTTATTGCATTAATAAGGTTTTCTATTGTCCCAAAACCCCCAAGGGATGTATTACATAAATGACAAAGTAATCCCCTAACTTTTCCTGTTAAATGATTATGATCTACGTGCGGTGTTTTAACAAATTCTTTATTGCATATAGCACAGCACCCCTTTTGTTTTGAAAGTAATCTTTCGTATTGTTCTTTTGATAAACCATACATGGTTTTAATATTTTGTAAACGATGTTTCTGTCGAAATTTTTCTATATCTTGTTTTTCTTGTTCAATACGTTTTTTACGCAATAATTTCAAACAGGTTTTACATTGGCTACTATACCCCAACCGTACACCTAAATAATTTTTCCATTTACGTTTACGAAAATATTTTATTGATTTTGTTTCCTTGCAAATAGTACAAGTTCTTAATTCAACAGCTTTATAAATTGTTAAACCTTGTATAGGTTTTATTCCAGATATAGCCTGTGAAATTTTGGATGTACTATATCCAAGTTCTAAAGCTAATACTTTTTGTGTAGGGAAGACTTCACAAGTTTCATGTATTCCCACTGGATACATATTAGCAGCTATACTCGCCATCAAACATCTCCGAAATAAATCGTCTTATGGCCAATGACCACAATGCGGTTTTTCAATCTTCCACCACCCGTATATTCAAAATCTTCTATGTTCACCCACCCCACTGTCGGTTGCCACACTAACTCAGGGTTGTAATCAGACCTACGAGTGGATATAGTAAAGGGTGGTTTCTGTGATATAAACGTCCAAGTGTCACCAGTTGTAGTTAATTCACTTACATCATCATAAGTATCAACACGCCATTCATAGATAGAATAATAGTCTAATAAAGCCTGTATAGCATCAGGAATAGCCAACTCTGTATCATAGGTACTATCTATAAGAGTCCAAGCCCCATCAGGTATCTTAATATATATTTGATATTGAATAGTCATTAAGCTGGTGCTTCCCACTGGAATTTTTTAAGTTTGTTTATTCCTGTTATTTTAATATCTTCTTCGTCATCTGCTGGTGTTGGGTTTTGGGCTTTGCCTGGTGCGGCGATAGTATCAAAATATCCAGTATATGTAATAGAGCCACCATAGTTAGTACAGTTTTCAAAAGTAGCTTTTAAGTAATATCTTGTGTTTTCTACTAAATCAGATGGTATTTCATATTCTATACTTGCAACATAAAGGCCACTTTCAAACGAGGCTACAAGTGGTGGTGGGTCAGAGTCACCAAAATATAAATACATATCAGTGCAATCATCACCCGATATAGTATAACCACTTACAACCTCACCAAAATTGGCTAATATTTTAACTACATCAAGAGGTACACCACTTAGTGGACTTTCAGTATCCCACCAATAAACAATATCACCAGTAGGCCCATCTGAATAATAATAATCAAACCTATTTCCAAATGTCATTACCTATATACCTCTAAAATAAACTGCACCTTCTTCACCAACAGCAACCAAATATTCGGCAAATGCCCCTGGTATAGCCACACGGGTACTGCCCCATGCTCCTGTTTCCTCGTCCCAATATAGGTTTGGGTCGTATGAAGCAGGTCTATCATCCGGCCAACCTGTTGAAGCTGATTCTATTATTGTGGGGTGGTCACTACCATCAAAAGTCGGGCTGGCTACACCAGTAAGAGTATTACCATTGCCACTTGAATCTGCGTAATCATCTTCCAGTTTCCAATATGCTGCAAGGTTAGCTGGTCTGATTGCAGATGGCCGTACTCCATTTGCAAGATAAGCTCGTTCTTGATCGGTTAAAATTGTATTATTCCATATAGCAACCTCAGCAAGTTTACCGGCAAAGAAATTAACCCAAGTATTATTATAAGCCAAAGCACCTATACTCATTTTATCTACATTGAGAGGAGTTTGATCATTAGAAGTATCCGTGCCTTCCGAACCACCATCAATATAAACCCGGTGGTCTTGGGAACCTGCTTCAATAAACAGAGCATGATGCCATTTATTAGCAGTATAACCAGTTGAAGTAGTTGCATTAGCCGCACCAGCACGCCGTACATAACAACCCACAGGATCACCAACAGCATTACCACGAATACCAAGTCGCCAGAAATCAAGAGTAGTTGATTGCTTTGCCTCACCCCATATTGCTTGGAGAGCAGAATCAGAAGTGCTCTTAAACCATGCTGCTACAGAAAATGGTCTGGCAACAAATGGTGCAGTTTGCCAAGCATATTGAGTTGTTCCATTTAATACTATTGACATAATTACGCTGGGGTTATGTAGGTCGTTGCAATCGTCACAATCTTCAACACGGGGTGTGCCCCACCCACTTGGGTAGTATATGCTTTCACAAGTCCCGGCCTTTGGCCGCCCCGACCACGTTCCTCGTCCACATCAAATGGACGTACATTCTTTGCATAGGGAGTAGTCATAGGTGGCTGATGTTCTGTGGACACCCCTTCGTGCAACCCGCCGAAAGGAAATTGTATCTCCATGTCACTATCTCCTAAAATTGGGCAGGGGAAGGGGAACCCCTGCCCTATAAAACTGTGCACAGGGTATTAAGCAGTCAAAGCATCAAAATTACAAGACGCTTTTGTCCCTATATTAATATACAACACTGTATCAATAGTAGTAGCATTTATTTTTTGGAACTGACAACCAGGGGCATAACCAACAGCTTCATCTGATGGAACTGTAGTGCCATAACATTGTAGTATGCCATCTTCTGACTCATATATTGTTCTGGGGGTAGCCCCACCTGCCGGAGCAGGGATCATAGTTTCATGTCTAAATTCTTCGTGTGCCATTATACTTTCTCCACATTATTCCAATACGTTAATCTTGGTTGTTTCTTACCAATTCTGGTAAACATAACGCTACGAGCGTCAGACTCGTATGCTTTAGGCAGGGCTTTTTGAACATATCGTTCAATATGCCCACCTTGTATATTTTTGAAAAATTGTTCTGCTTCGGACAAACAAGAAGCCTTTACTACTTCGTCAAACTTAATACCGGCTGGATGTAGATTATTAAGTGGTTGAACTACATATACACTATTTTCTGCCGGGTCTGTCCCACCTGCACTCCCATCGGCCTTCAACCAATCAGCAACAGTGAACGAACCTGTTGAACCAGTATAATCCGTTGCTATTGCCCAACTTCCACGACCTGTGCCATCAATGATGTCAATACGCCAACTATTGAAGTAGTCATCCGCTTCATCTCTTGTAGTATCAGCAATTGTAGTTGCAGAAGCCGAAGTAGCTACACCTGTTTCCAAATCAATCTTATTGAAAACAACTGTATATGGAAACTCTAATATATCGTCCTGAACTGGGAATGGCCATAGTACCAGTTCATATCTACGCTTCGGCCCCAATGTACCCACAACAGGTTCAAATGGTCTGATAGCAGCCAACGAAGGATAACCGGAATCCTCACTGGCCTGGCGTTTTCCCCGGATTATTGCCTCGGATGTCCAACCAATAAACTGTGTATGGTTAGCATCCTTGTAATATCCAATCGGCCCACTGACCTCACCACCATAACTCTCTGGTAATAGCACACGGCCTATGTCACCATCTACGGTTTCATATTGGGTGATAGTGAATGTACTGTCTGCTGCCGGGTCTGTCCCACCGGCATTTCCATATTGGTCGAGCCAATCTGCTACTGTAATAACACCACCTGAAGCTGTATAATCCGTTATTTGGGCATAGCTTCCATCACCCGTCCCACCAGTAATGTATATCCAATATGTATTGAGATCATCATCTGTGTCATAAGTTGTTTCCAATGTAGCATCAGTAAGTGACGTAGAATCTGCTGCATCAGCTGTTCCTGTTGTCTGCACATTGGATATGGGAACAGACATTATACGCTTTCGCCACTGCCACCCAGTTGAGGGGGCATCAGCTATGAATTGGCGTATGCCGTCATTGATAACCTGTTTAATATCTTCAAGGTCATCATGGTTGACAGGAGGCATCGCACGGGATGTTCCATTTACTCCCCGGTATGCTGTCCCTGCTTCTTTAGCTATCCTTGTTGCAAGTTGGAGTATGCTCAATTGGCTTGTCGGTTCTGACATTATTCATTACCTCAAAATAATCCATACAAACACTTTGTACTATTTTTACATCCTGTACCAAAGCAAGATGGGCTTGTCTTGACCCATTTAACATTGCTATGTTGTCATCTATTTCCTTGATGGCTTTTTGTACTTGTTCTTTTGTAAACATTCGGTTTCCCCTTCCAAATAATATCTCTGGGCGTATATATACGCCCAGAGACAACAAAAACAGATTAACCTTTCAACATAATCAACGGGCCATTGCCAGATTGACTACCAACTACAACATGACCAGCGACCTGCGTAGTATCAGCATCAGGAACAGTCCCACCAAGTGCAGTAGCAAGAGCCTCAATACTGCCATCATGTCGCCATGCAACACCAACACCTTCATTGTTATTAACTGTACTCTGGGGGGCTACCCAACAGATACCCTCTTTCAGAATCCAGAAATAACTTTCAGATGCAGGTACATAGGCCATAGGACAACCAGCTTTGGCCTTAGCTGCGTTTGAAGCAACATCAATGGAGGAGTATGGGTTTCGATACACCTCACAGGCAGATGTGCTTGCTGTAATAGCATACGAAAGTTCACCGTCCAAATAAACTGTAATGGCAGCATTAGCACCAGAAGCAGCATTACCTGTTATCATTCTTGTGGTGGTGTAATAGTCACTTGCACCATCAAAGATGATAACAAAACCACCAGCCAACTCATCCACTTCTAAAGCAGCATGAGTAGCAGCAGGAATAGTAATGGTAGTTTCACCTACTGCATGGCTTGTTGCAAACGCTGTGTATGAGACCAAACCAGTCAGAGAAAACTCACAACCATGCGAAGCATAGAGAGCGTTGTCACCTTTGTTCTTGGCATAAACAGCCCTTCTACCACCACCAATTTCTACCTCATCGCCCACGTTAAATTTGGGGTCTTTTACAGTGGAAACACGGTATAAAAAATCGTGCATACCTCTGGAAACACTCTGAACAAGTCCAGAATCCCCAAGGCGTATTGTTCTACTTGTATATTTCATTTAATTTCTCCTTATTATGTAACCTTTACTATAAAACGTTACTGACCTTACGAAGTCTTGTGTAAAACGTGACCGCACTTACGAATGTTCTCAACCAACACATTATGTGCACCATCAACAAACGATGTATATGTGGTATGTTGGCGTGTTCCACCGGATTGCGGTGGAGTTCGTTTCATCCAATATCCATCATGGACAACCGGCTTGAAGTAGGCAAGGTCGAATGTATAAATCGGTGTATAACTTGCACTATCCAATGTATCCAATGGGATAATGGGTGTACGGTTAATTCTTACCAAGTCACCATCTACGACCAGCAATCCACCAAG